TTTACTTGGCTAGAAATGCAAAATGAAACCACAATTCAACAATTCTCAATAAACGGAAATGAAATATTTAATTCATATCTTGGTCTTTCAAAGGCAGTAGTGTCTGATGACACCGTTTTAACGTTAAATTCTGAAAGACTAGAGTCATATGTGGGCGTGACATGGTCAGAATTTGTGGGTAAACCAGTATAATATGGTACAATAAAGTACATGAATAAGGGTAAGTCCAAACTAACTGTAATTCAAAAAAAAAGAGAAGATGGATTATATGTTTGGATGAGTCATAATGGACAGGTTTTTAAAGATAACGAAGGTAACGTAATGAATATTCCGGCTTTTCGCAATGATATAAATGCAATGAATCAGATTTTAAAAGCCGCTAAATATTACGGAGCACCAGATGGAAAACCACATTTTATTCCAGGTGCAAGAAGAATCAGTGATCAAGAACACGCAAATCAAGTGCAAAGAATGAAGGATGGAATGATTCCTGACGAACTAGACGTTGGTGCATATTACGATGCAGCGAGAGGATTTAGAGCTAATGGAAATCGTTGAGGCAACCGCAAGAATTGACAATCTTGACAAAATGCCGACGGCAGAGCCTAAAAAAGATTTATTCTATATAAGTACAGACATAGCAAAATCCTATAATGGACTTTCTGCTAATTTTAAACGTCGTGCCGCTAGGCTGTCAAAAGTTTATATGGGTGCAGAAGGTGCTGGATCAAAACAATTATTTCCAGAACAAGATGCAAGTATTGCATATGGGCTTTTTGATGTTGTGGTTCCCCCATATAATTTAGACGAATTAGCATTTTTCTATGAAAACTCATATTCAAATCATGCTGCAATTAGAGCAAAGGTAGCCAATATTGTAGGACTTGGATATTCATTTATTCCAACTGATAGAACCATAGAAAGACTTGAATTAGCAGAAGATGAGCAACAGCTTATGCGGGCACAAAGAAAAATAGAACGTGCAAAGGCAATGATGGCTGAGTGGCTAGAAGAAATGAATGACGAGGACACATTTACCCACGTATTAGAAAAAGTATATACAGATGTTGAATCAACTGGAAACGGATATATTGAAATTGGAAGAAGGGTAACCGGAGAGATTGGATATATTGGCCACATTCCAGCGACCACAATCCGTGTACGCAGAATGAGAGACGGATATATTCAAATTGTCAATCAAAGAGTTGTTTTCTTTAGAAACTTCCAAGACGTAAGTGGCGTAAACACAGTAACCACAGATCCAAGACCAAACGAACTTGTTCATATAAAAAGATACTCACCAAAAACCACCTATTATGGAGTGCCAGATATTGTTGCCGCTGCAAATGCAATGGTTGGAGACTCACTGGCTGGTAAATACAACGTTGATTATTTTGAAAACAAAGCGGTACCAAGATATATTGTAACTTTAAAAGGAGCTAAATTATCCGTAGATGCTGAAGATAAATTATTTAGGTTTTTACAGTCGGGCTTACGTGGCCAAAATCACAGGACACTTTACATACCACTTCCGGGAGATAGTGTCGAAAATAAGGTGGAATTTAAAATGGAGCCTATCGAAAATAATGTACAAGAAGGTTCTTTTGATAAATACCGCAAAGCGAATAGAGATGACGTACTTATGGCCCATCAGGTTCCATTTTCAAAGGTCGGCTCTTCGCAGGGAATTTCTATTGCTTCTGCACTTGTCTCTGATCGAACCTTTAAAGAACAGGTTGCTAGACCCGCTCAAAGAAATCTTGAAAAAACCATCAACAAAATTGTTAGAGAAAAAACAGACATGCTAATGCTTAAATTCAATGAATTAACCCTAACAGATGAGCAGGCTCAAAGTCAAATAGATGAAAGATATTTAAGAACTCAAGTCGTTGTTCCAAATGAAATTAGGCAAAGACTTGGCCTGCCAGTTAGAGAGGGTGGGTCTGAGCCTGTATTAATTAGCCCACAACAAAGGGCAGAAATGCTGGCACAGACAAGGGGAACTAGGGAAAGAGATAGGGAAAGAACAGACAACGCTAGTGATTCCTCGTCTACGACAAGTGGAAGAAATCCGGGCGGAGAAGGAAGATCTACCTCATAATTTTAAAAATTATGGTAAAATGTTATAAATGGAGTATATAATAGGATTACTATGAGTGATTTAGTTAAAGGGTACTGGAGTACCTCAGACAAAAATATTTCTTTATTGATGCCAATTAGTAAAATTGACGTTGAGAAAAGAATTGTTTCTGGATGGGCAACAACCGACTCTGTAGACAGGCAGGGCGATATTGTTAGCTCTGAGGCATCTTCAAAGGCATTTGAAACCTTTCGTGGCAATGTTAGAGAACAACATACTCCTTTAGCCGTAGGAAAAGTAATTAATTTTAAAGAAGACAAATATTTTGATGACAAAACAGACAAAATTAACAACGGAATTTATGTAGATGTTTACGTTTCAAAAGGTGCAGAAGATACTTGGTATAAAATTCAAGAGGGCGTATTAACTGGGTTTTCAATTGGCGGAAATATTTTAGATTCTCAGTTAGAAAAAATAGAAGGATATGACAAGCCGGTTCGTGTAATCAAAGACTATGAATTACAAGAATTGTCATTAGTAGATAATCCTGCAAACCCAGACTCAAACATCGTATCAATTCAAAAAGTAAATGCAACGGTAGAAAAAGAAAATTATCTAGAAAATGTTTTTTATTTAGAGGAAGAAGATCTTATTATTTTAAGTGAAAAAACCGACATGCAATCTCCAAATACCGGAAAAGCAATGCACAATATTGGTTTTGTAGAGACAAATGACTCAGAAAAATCAGATGTAATTAAGTTGCTAAAAGAGTCATACATGCATGACAAAAAGAAAGGAGATGACAAAAAAATGAAATACGAAGAAGAAAAAGACATTGACAAGGGACATAAATATAAGAAGAAAAAAATGTCTCAGGAGAAAGAGAAGATGCATTATGAAGATGAGGAAGACATGGACAAAGCAACAAGCCTAAGGGTTGGAGATTTTGTGTCTTGGAATTCAAGTGGTGGCACTGCTAGAGGTAAAGTTGTTAGAATTGCACGATCTGGATCAATTAAAGTTCCTGGCAGTTCTTTTACAATTAACGCCCAAGAAGATGACCCAGCAGTTTTAATTCAAGTATATCGAAGAGGTGCCGATGGGTATCAAGCAACCGACACAAGAGTTGGACACAAAATGAGCACTCTTAAGAAAATTCCAAAATTAGGAAAAGTTTTAGATTACGAATTTGGTGAGGAAGAGGCAGTTGAAGTTGACAATTTGTTAAAATCAATTGTTAATTTTATTAAAAAGGAGGCGATTAATTTGACCAACAAAGAAACTGTAGAAGAAATAATTGAAAAATCTGAGGATGCAGTTGATTTAGAGCAAGACGCAGAAGCAGCAGAAGAAGTTGTTGCTGAGGAAGATGTTGTTGAAGAGGTTGAGGCTGTTGAGGAAGCAGTTATTGAAAAGACCTTTGAAGAGTCTGCAGAAAACACTGTTGACTTGGCAAAGTCTATTGAGACTGTTAACGAGTCAATTAAGTCGCTTACTGCCGACATTGCTCCGGTAATCAAAGAGCTTCAAGAAAATCTTTCAAATGTCACAAAATCACTTGAAAGCGTTAAACTTGAAATTAATGCAATCAAGGAAGATGCAGAAAAGTTTGGAAAGCGAGTAGATGCTGTTGAAGCAGAAACTGCTTTTCGTAAGTCTGGCGATCTCGGCGGGGTCGTTCAGGAACCAAAAATAAAAAAGTCGATGTGGGATGGTCGTTTCCTCAATTCCGCTGACCTATATCGCTAAAAATTAGTTGGAGGTGAATTATAAAAATGTCAAATGAAACTAATGAAGTTCTAGAGAAGGCTGCTGCTACCGGTTCAATCGTTTCCGGTGGTATTGGTGGAGTATCTAACCCATCTGCTGACCAGCTTGGACCTGCGGGTACTGCTGCTAGCAATGGTGCGGGTATTCTTAATCCAGAACAATCTCGTCAGTTCATTGAGTACATCTTTGAACAGCAAGTTCTAGCTCTTGATGGTCGTCGTGTAACAATGCGTGCCAACACTGCAGAACTTGAAAAACTAAATGTTGGAGAGCGTTTAATTCGTGCTGCTAACCAGGCCGACAGCTCCTACACGAACGCTGGAGTAACCTTTACTAAGGTTTCTATTACGACCAGCAAGATTCGATTGGACTGGGAAGTGTCAACTGAAGCACTTGAGGACAACATTGAGGGTGCACTATTGGAGGATCACTTGGTCCGCACCATGACTCGTGCATTTGCAAATGACCTTGAGGATTTGGCTATTAATGGTGACACTGCTGCAACTGGATCGGCATCCGCATTCCTTAACATTTTGAATGGTTTCTTCAAACTAGAGACCACTTCTAGTGGTGTTAATGATGCCGGTGGCTATAATTCTGGTAGCACAATTAAGGTTGAGGACTTGCAAGATTTGATTCTTGCTATGCCTCGTAAGTACCGTGCCTCTCGTTCAGGTATGAAGTTCTACACCGGTTCTGAAAAAATGTCAGAGCTTTTGAACACATTGGCAAACACTGGTAACTTCAACTCAGAGCGTATTGTTGAGCGAATTGTTGATGGAACCGTGCCACAAATCGTTGGTGCTCCGTTCCAGTACAGGGTTCTTGGACTACCTATTCTTGAGGTTCCGTTGTTCCCTGACAACTACGTTTCGCTAACCTTCCCGGAAAACCGTATTTGGGGATTCCAAAGGGATGTGACCGTACACCGTGAGTTCCAGCCTAAGAAAGACACTGTTGAATACACGGTATTCCTTCGATTTGGAGCACAAATTGAAGAGGGTGCTGCTGTAGCATTCAAGACTCTCTAAGGATAACTTAATAAAGTAAAAATAATTGAGGGGGGGGTGTTTAAAAAACATTCCCCCTTCTTTTATTTTATTTTTCAATGATATAATTTAAAAGAGAAAATATGCCAAAAACAAAATCAGAATATACAAAGGTGGCACTCAAGGCAGAGGGAAACCTTTTTGATCGTAATCTTGGCAAAATTGAGTGTGGATATGTAATTTTAGAAAAAGATATTGCTGAGCAATGGATTGATAAATTTCCCGACAAGGCAAGAATAGTCACTCCAGAGGAGGTAGCGGCCGTATTCGGCTAATCATATGGAAGTAATTAGACTAAATGAAAGCACTTCTGTCAATGCCGTTATTACCGGACTGACTTCTGCATCTACCTATACTTTAAATTATGAAGACACCATAACAGGATCTAGTTATTCTGCCTCAGCTACAGCAAATGCAGACGGAGAGGCATCATTTGCTCTAGATTCATACTATCTTAATTATAGTGGGTTTTTATATGGGGAAGTTTTAACCTCTGCCAGCGTCTCAGTCTATGAGACCAATATTGATGTTATTAGACCATATTGTGACATAACCAGGGTATCTGAAAAATTAGAATTAACTTTTGAAGAGACACAAGAATATGAAAGACTTTCAAGATATATAATTGATTCACAAACCTCTCCCTTTACTTTTTTAAAAAAGTATAAAGAGGTAGTTGGAAATGGATTTGATTACTTACCAATTGATGAAAGAATAGTTTATTTATACAAGGTATACGAAAATGGGGTATTGCTATACGATGTTAGCGGAGATCCAGATGACTGGGAAACGGTATATCAAATAACCAATGACAAGACCTCTCTAATTGCAAACTCAACTTCAATATCTGGACCAGAAGTAAATAGAATGAATTATAAGAGTGTTTGGCTAGAAAGATCGCTAGATGCAGACTTTGGAGACGGGTATGAATATTTAATTCAAGCAGATTTTGGATGGAGAACAATTCCGCAAGACATTCAAGAGGCATGTGAATTATTAATTCAGGATTTATCTAGAAACAATCTAAGATACGCAACAAGATACATAGAATCATTTGACAATGAGGACTTTAAGATTAAATTTACTCAAGGATATGCAACCACTACCGGCAATATGTTGGTTGACAAAATTCTTTCTAAATACAAGACCTATATAAAAATCGGAGTGTTATAAACATGTTGCCAAATGGCGATTTTGTAAGCATCTTGTTTCCAATGACTGCAGACTTATATTATTCAGAAAACGAGCAAAATGATCTTGGAGAAATGACAAAAACTTGGACTAAAGATAGGACTATAAATTGTTCTGCAATTACTGCATTGTCTGATAAAACATTAAGTCCAGAACTAAAGCTATCAGAGTTTCTAACACTGTCAAATAATCTATATCTTAGAACAGATGCTGACGTTAGAATTGAATTGCCAGACCAACAAGATGAGTCGCCCACAATTCATCCACTAACAGAAATTTTAATTACAAATATTCTAGATAGCAATGGAAATAATTCATATCCCGATGTTTTAGGAACTACTAAATTTGAGGTTGTAACGGTTGTGCCATCATTTAATG